CCACTTGACAACCACACAGAAACAATGATAATCGACGGAACCTGTAAGCAAAAGCATAGGCGGGCGCAACCCACTAGGGCGGTGCAGGTGTCGTTATACGCATGAGCGTTTCGGCCCTCGGATGATGACCACATGTTGTCAGAGGCCGGGGGAAGTGCACACGCTAGGCCAGCGAGCCGGAGCGTTCAGCCGTATAGCATCACCCTGAAGTCTGGCGGTTACAAGGCGGATTCACGGCATCGACTTGCTATCGATGCAGCCTCTGGAGCACCTCTTTGCGGAGAGATGCGTAAGGCTTAATCCAGTCGCTTGATCTGTGCGCACAGGTCACGTAGCCGTCAGACTTGAGGGAATGCGCATGCTAATGCGCGTAATCCGGTAGACATGGCATCCTCCCAATGTTCGCGCTACTGGGCCACCAAACTCACGGTTGGGAGTCACCGTGAGTGAAGCCAGAGATCAGCACTGGCCCCTCAACTAAATAAAACCATGAATCCAACCAAAGAAATGCTAAAAGCCGGAGCGGCTAAGTTAAACGATTTGATTAATGATGATTGTGGAATTGCCGACCAGGAAGCCGCAGTGCAGGAAATCTGGGAAGCAATGTTGGATGTAGAGAGAAGCTACACGGTGGAAAAAGTGCTCAATGAATACGCTGCTTTGTTGGAAGCAACGCGCAAATATTCCCCAAACCCGCGACAACCAAGCTAGACCACCTAGCGGCCTGCCTGAATCATCCTAACAGGCATCCGGCCACAGTCGCGGCCCTTAGCTGATGGGAAAATCAGCTTAGTCCGCCAAGAAAAAGCCCCCGGCAGCTCATATGCTCCGGGGGCTTGGCGGCGGGGAAATTATGCGGCTATTAATCCGGTAAACATGCCGCGACCGTGATTCTTGCCGCCACATTGGCACTCGCAAGAGCCATTGTGTTTGCCATTTAGGCACTTTGAATTGCATTCGTGGCGCGACGGGTTGCTCTTAAATTCGATCTTTCTGGTGACTGGAAGCGCCATGTGGTCCATTGTTGCGCCATCCGCGTATCCGATTTGCATGTAATAGCCGTCATAGCGAAACCCCTTTACGTCTGGGAAACGCTTTGCAAATTCTTCATTGCGCAGGCGGTCAATGTGCTTAAGCTCAACAGCAACTCCGTTCGTATCGTTGAAGTACTTTACATTTGCCATGTTGCGCCCCGGTTGGTTGATAGGTGAATAATAGTGCCCCTCCACAACATTGCATATAGGGACAAACCCTAATACAATGCAAATCACAATCAAATGATGTTAGCGAGTGCTAACAGACAGGAGAAAACTCAAGTGTCGCGCCAATCAACAATCACGCCAGAGGTTCAAGAGGCGGTATTAGAGGCAATGCGCACAGGGGAAAGCCTGAGAAAAGCCTGTGTAGCTCATAATGTGACTGCATCGTCTTTTTTGCGAATGGTGGATGCAAATAAAGACTTGTCGGTACAATACGCGCGTGCAAGGGAAGACATGCTCGACGCTCAGGCGCAGGAGCTAGAGGACATTGGCGACCAGGCTGCAAGAGCGCAGACGGCTGTAGAGGTGAACGGGCTTCGTCTCAAGGCTGACAACCGGAAATGGCTGCTTTCCAAGCTGGCCCCTAAGAAGTACGGCGACAAGCTGCAACTTGGTGGCGCTGATGACCTGCCGCCAATTGGCGTTGCAAAGATGCTGAGCGACGACGAATTGAACGCAATCGCAGCCAAACAAGTGAAAACCGAGTGATGTTTGTAACAGCGAGTGCCGGAAATCACGGGGTTTTACCCCTAGTTTGTAACAAATGAGCGTGATTAGCCCAGCAATTGCTGCTAAAGAACTACTTTCTAGGCGTGCTGCTAGGGTGAAGCTGTCCGCATGGATGGAATATCGCGACGCTGGGCTGCAACCGGCTAAGCATCATCAGCTATTGATTGACCATTTGGAGGCTGTAGAGCGCGGGGAAATAACCCGGCTGATGGTCTGTATGCCGCCAGGATCGGCCAAATCGACTTACACCAGCGTGGAGTTCCCGCCTTGGTTCCTTGGACGTAACCCTGCGCTAAACATCATCGCAGCCAGCCACACACAGGAACTGGCGGAAAGATTCGGTAGGCGGGTTCGCAACATCGTCGGGAGCGATGAGTTCCGCGCTGTGTACGGATTCGGGCTATCTGCTGACAGCACAGCAGCCGGACGGTGGGACACTGAAAAAGGCGGCGAATACTATGCCGCTGGTGTTGGCGGGTCGATCACTGGCCGAAGGGCTGACCTTGTGGTGATTGATGACCCGGTAAAGAGTCGGGAAGATGCGGACAGCGAACGCAGCAGGGCCAGAGCGTGGGAATGGTACGTAAACGACCTGCTGACCCGTCTAAAGCCAGGTGCAAGGCAGATTGTCGTAATGACCCGTTGGCACGAGGATGATCTAGGCGGGCGGATTCTGGAGCGTGAGCGCGACAAGTGGACCGTTCTGGAGTTGCCCATGGAAGCGATGACAAACGACCCGCTTGGCAGACAACCCGGCGAAAGGCTTTGGCCTGAGTGGTTCACAGATGACATGGTGCAAGCCGCCAAACAAGACCCGCGAAGCTGGAATGCGCTGTATCAGCAGCAGCCAGCCGGTGAGGATGGCGACTACTTCAAAGCTGAGTGGTTTGCTGAATACGACAAGCTACCGTCAGGACTTACCTACTTCGGATCGAGTGACTACGCCGTGACTGATGGCGGCGGTGACTACACGGTACACGGTGTTTTCGGGGTTGACCACAGTTCCAACGTGTACGTTGTTGATATGTGGCGCGGTCAGACTGCGGCGGATGTGTGGATCGAAAGAAAGTGCGACTTCATCCTGCGCTATGAGCCGCAATGCTGGTTTGGCGAGTCTGGGCCAATCCGCAGGAGCGTTGAGCCGTTCCTGATGAAGCGGATGCAGGAAAGAAACGCATTCTGCCGTATCGAGTGGGTCCCGAGCATTTCAGACAAAGAGGCTAGGGCGCGGTCTTTTCAGGCATTGGCAAGCATGGGCAAGGTCTTTCTGCCAAAGATCGCCGCATGGAAAGCCGATGTGTGGGGTGAGTTGATCCGGTTCCCCGCTGGTAAACACGATGACGTTGTGGACGTATGCGGCCTGATCGGTCGCGGCCTTCAGTTGGTCAAGCCAAAGCGTAAGCACAAAGAGCAAAAAACGGAGTTCAGTCAAATGAGTTCCGCTGGATGGATGGGCGCATGAAAAAAGACGACAAGATCATCGAGGAAGCGCGTCAGCGGTTCAGCTATGCCCAAGAGTATTGGGGAGAGCAGCGCGCTGACATGCTGGATGACCTGCGGTTTAGCGACCCCACTGACCCGCGCCAATGGCCGGATGAGGTTCGCCGCGCCCGTGAGACAGCAAAGCACGGTGCAAGACCTTGCCTGACGTTTGACCGGACGAACCAGTTCATCAACCAGGTGGTGAACGATGCCCGCCAGAACAAACCAAGTATTAAGCTGATCCCGATGGACAGCGGTAGCGACCCGCGACTTGCTGAGGTTCTGCAGGGCATGTTCCGCCAGATCGAGTACACCAGCCGCGCAGGGGTTGCTTACGATACGGCTATTGCCAGTTCTGCCCGCTGTGGCGTGGGTTGGCTGAGGGTTGTTACTGAGGTTGAGGACGACGAGACCAATGAACAGTGCCTGAAGATCAAGCGCATCCCGAATGTGTTCAGCGTCTATTTCGACCCTGACAGCACAGAGCCTGACGGACAAGATGGGCTGTGGGCTATCGTGTGGGAGGACATCCCGCGCAAGGTATTTGAGAAACGCTGGCCCAAAGTAGAGGCGTCCAATTGGGACTTTGACGACAGCGGCTGGGCGACAAAAGACACTGTTCGTATTGCTGAGTATTTCCGCATCGTGGAGACGAAAAAGAACGTCATCAAGAAAGACGACAAGGAATACGAAGAGGATGACTTTTGGGAAGAGTACCAAGCCGGGAAGGTTGACCAAGAAGGCGTTGAAACAGAGGTAACCGTTACCCGGCGTTGCGAGTGGTACAAGCTGACCGCTGGGCAAGTGCTGGAAAAGAGCGAATTCCCGTCCGAGTTCCTGCCGATCATCCCGGTTATTGGCGATGAGTCGTTCGTAGAGGGCAAGCGCAAATTCAGCGGGCTTGTCCGTAGGGCGAAAGACCCGCAGCGTTCGTACAACTATGAGCGCAGCGCGTTTATCGAGCGGGTTGCCTTGGCTCCAAAGGCCCCATTTCTGGCCGCGTCTGAATCCATTGAAGGCTTTGAGAATCACTGGAGCCGTGCGAACGCGGATAACCTGTCCTATCTGCCGTTCAACGCCTACACCGACGACGGCAAACAGTTGCCGTTCCCGCAGCGCACAGCACCTGCGTCAATTGAGTCCGGCTGGGCCAGCGCAGCGCAACAGAGCTTGGGCGACCTACAGGCAGCGTTCGGGATGTTTGAGGCCAATCTAGGCCAAAAGAGCAACGAAACCAGCGGGAAAGCCATCCTTGCCAGACAGCGCGAGGGGGATACAGCGACGTTCCACTATGTGGACAACTTGGCTATCTCCATCGCCCAGCTTGGCCGGGTGATCCTGCAAGCCATCCCACGGATTTACGACACCCAGCGCGTCGTTCGTATCTTGGGAGAGGATGAGGTTAGCCAGTTTGTCCGCGTAGAGCCGATGATGACGGAAGCCTATAGGGAAAGCGGCAATGAAATACTGATTAACCCGTCAGTCGGTGAATACGACATCGCGGTAAAAGTGGGACCGGCTTACACCACGCGCAGACAGGAATCGGCTGAGGCTATCTCCCAACTGGTCAACGGTAACCCGCAACTGCTGGCTATGCTGGGTGACGAGTGGGTGAAGCTGATGGACTGGCCCAACGCAGAGAAGATGTCTCAGCGATTCAAGGCCATGCTACCGCCTGAGATTCGACAAGCTGAGGCCGGTGAAAACGCAGAGGTGCAGGCTGTTATCAAGCAGGCGCGGGAGTCAATGGCCACCATGCAACAGCAGTTGCAGCAGATGGACGCAGCACTAAAAGCAACCACGCAGGACAAGCGGATAGAGGTGGCAAGGCTACAGCTTGACCGCGAAAAGGTGCAGATTGACCGCGAGAAGGCCGAAACCGACCGGATGAAAGCCCAAGCTGAGATTGTGGAAAAGGTAGCGTTACCGATGGAGCAAGCCGCTGCGCTGGGTGCTAGTAATGAGCAGCAGCAAATTGCAATGGCACAAATCGCCGCTGTGGTGCAAGGCTTTAACCAGATGGCAGAGCAATCAATGATGGCGATGCGCGAACAACTGGCACAACTAGCGCAAAAGCCGCAGCGTCAATTCCAGTTCCAGTACGACGAAGCCGGTAACGTAATTGGGGCGATGGAACAATAATGGCCACCTTCACCCTGTTCAACAGCTTTTCCGGTAAGTTAGGCGACGGGACGATAGACCTTGATACGCACACGTTCAAATGTGCGCTAACCAATGTCGCGCCTGTTGCTACCAATACCGTGTTGGCCGATATCACGCAGATAGCCGCAGGTAACGGTTACTCGACTGGGGGCGTAACGCTTACCGGTGTGGTGTACACAGAGCCTAGCGCCGGTGTGTGGAGTTGGGATAGCGACAACATCTTTTTCACGGCTACTGGCGGGACCATGGCGACGTTTCGCTATCTGGTGATCTATGACGACACCTCAGCATCGGATAACTTGGTCGGCTATTACGATGCAGGCTCCCAATCCCTGCCAGACGGCCTTGAATTTGAGTTCAAGGTCAACGCTAACGGCCACATTCTGGCGACTAAGAGCCCGTAATGCCGTACCCAGTCAACCGAGTTAAAGACACGACGACCACGACCGGCACTGGTACGGTTACCGTGTCTGGCACGCCTCCCGATGGTTACGTGGCGTTTAGCACGCTGCCCACAGGGACAGAGATTGAGTACACCATTCACGGCGGCGCAGAGTTTGAAGTGGGCCGGGGATTGATGGCCAGTGGAACCACATTCACCCGCGCTTTCGTGCTGGACTCCAGTAACTCCGGCGCACTGGTCAACTTCTCCGCTGGGACAAAGGACGTTTTCGTGACTCTGGCGGCTCAATCAATCAACACATTGGGGCTGACCGCTGCGCTCCCGATGGCACTGAGGTAATCAATGGCTACGAACACAACCCCCATTTGGACCGGCACGCCTGCATTCGGCTTTGGCGCTGCTGTCACTGCTGCCAACACTGCAACGGATGGGACCGGCACGGTAACGACCATCTTCACGGCTGACGCTACGAACGGCGGTTTTGTTGGCTTTGTGAAGTTGAAACCGCTAGGAACAAACGTAGCCAGCAAATGCTATCTGTTTGTGAACAACGGCTCCACGAACGCCACAGCTACCAATAACGTGATGGTGGCTGAAATCACGCTACCTGCAACCACGGCGTCAAACACGGCTGCACTGGTTGAGCTTGGATATAACCTGCAATTGGCGCTACCTGCTGGATACAAAGTGAACATGACACTAGGGACCGCTGTATCTGCTGGCTGGATTGGCTCCGTAGAGGCTGGCTCTTACACCAAGGGCTAAGGATGATCGCTACGGATGCGAAACACCTTCCCGGCGCTCCGCGTGAGCTGTGGATTCCGGGATTCAGCAACAGCACAACTACGGGATGGCAAGCAATAACAATCCCGAAAGAAGCGCAAATGCTGTGGTTCACCATCATCTCTGGTGGTGGTGGTGGTGCCAGACCTAACGCAGCGGCTGCTACTGCTGGCGGTGGGGGCGGGGCTTGTTCTGGTGTGACGCACATCACCATCCCGGCTAACGTACTGCCGAAAACACTGTACTGCTGCATTGGTTTAGGTGGAGCGGGGGCTACGGCGAACAACACAGCCGGGACCGCTGGCACTGCTTCTTACCTGTCCTGCGTACCGGGCACGAACGACGAGGACGTAATCATCTATGCCAATACCGTAAACGGTGGGGCGGCTGCTGGCACGGGAGGCGGCGCTCCTTCGGCAGCAACGATAGCATCAATGGACATGGCAACGCATGGTATTTGGTACGCTGCTGCGGGGCAAGCCGGGGGCGCTGGCGCGACAGGAAACGGGGGCGCGGTAGCCGCTGTCGCATCAATTTTCATGACTGGCGGCGCGGGCGGCGGCGGCTCTAACGGAGGTACTGGCGGGAACATCACATCAGCCAGCGGTCTGTATCCAACATTAAGCGGCGGGGCGTCCGGAAATAACCCCGGAGCAAATGGTATCTACGTGAAAAGCACAGTCGGGCCGATGATTTGCCTTGGCGGGGCTGGTGGTGGTGGTATCAATGGCTCCGGCGGCTCAAACACTGGTGGAAACGGTGGCGGCTTCGGCTCCGGTGGCGGTGGCGGCGGTAATGGTTCGTCAAACAGCGGTAACGGCGGGAATGGTGCGCCCGGACTACTCATCATGAGGTGGTGGTGATAGACGTAGGCCATTTGGTAGGGCCAAGGGAGCTATGGGTTCCGGGCTGGGCTACGGACACAACAACGCAATGGCGCTGTTTGCCAATGCCTCGCGGCGCTTTGTTCGTGCAATTCACGGTTATTGCAGGCGGTGGCGGTGGTGGCAGGCCAAATTCAACCGGCGCAACCGGCGTGTCTGGCGCTGGCGGCGGATCAACAAGCGGCATAACCACTGGCGTGTTTGCCGCTTCCGTGCTTCCAAAATGTCTATATGCATCCATTGGAGCCGGAGGCGCTGGGGCTATTGCAAATAACACAAACGGTGGGGCTGGTGTAAATAGCTATTTGTCATGCTTGCCGTCAACCAGTGGGGAGAATGTTTTTTTGCTTGCTACGGGCGGTAGTGCTGGCGCGGCTGCTGGCGCTGGCGGTGGCGCTCCATCTGCGGCAGCGATCGCCAATATGGATGCTGCATCACTTGGTCAGTTTTATGCTGTTGGCGGCCAAGCTGGCGGCACTGGAGTGGCCATTGGTACGGCTGGAACCATCGCAATTGCGACTAGTTTGTTTTGTAGCGCTGGCGGCGGCGGTAGCGGATCAACTGGCGGCACTGGAGGTGGCCAGATAAGTAGTAGTGGCCTGTACCCCACAACGTCAGGCGGCGGTAGCGGCGGCGGGGCTGGAGAAAACGGATACATTGTTAATCGCCCTATGGTGTTCGTTGGTGGCGCTGGTGGCGGTGGATTTAACGGCGGCACTGGTGGGAGTGCTGGGCACGCTGGTGGCTATGGCTCAGGAGGCGGTGGCGGCGGAAACGGGACCACAGGCTCAGGAAACGGCGGTAACGGCGCTCCCGGTCTCCTAATCATGCGGTGGTGGTAAATGCTAGGCTTTGACGCAATCGCATCATTACCGCTATCAAGCATTCCGGCTCAGGGCGGGAACGTCACTGTTGACGGCGATGCGGCATCCCTTGTCTTTACGG